AACCAAGCGCCTTCGACCTTGTGCATGCCCCAGTATTTCGGGTTCGCTGCATACCTCGCGAAATTCGGATCGCCCGCCATGCCTTGATCGGTGGCATAGTCGGTGATGTTCGACCCGCCATAAACCTTACCAAGCGCCGCCTCACCCTCCTTCGCTGTTGCTGCTGAGATATTTCCCGAGATTTTTCCTTGGTTGACCGGACCATACTGCCCAGAATGAAGAGCCTGTCTTAGCGTCTGGTGACGCATCGACGCCATGTTCATCAATTGCTCAAGGTTGGATTGGATGCCGCCTTCATGCTGCATCGCTCCAATGACAGTCCTTTTCAACTGCGGATCAGCGTCCAATTCCTTCTTGAACTGCGCGCGTTGCTCTGCAAGGTTCCCGCTCGCGCCACCGCCAACGGTGTCACCACCGCGCATTTGTCCTCTGGCTTTGGCTTCCTCAACTGTATTCGACGCCTCATCTAGCGAGGTTGGTGATTTGAGGCCGCCACCGCGAGCCCCGCGACCTTCGCCAGGAATGTTGATATTGCCGCCGCCACCGCGAGCCCCGCGACCTTCGCCAGGAATGTTGATATTGCCGCCGCCACCATCGAGGCCGCCGCCGCCGGGGCCTGGAGCCACGCCGCCGGGGAGCCCGCCACCGAGGCCACCGCCGAGCCCGCCGCCAGGGCCGCCGCTAAACAGGCCGAGGCCGGCGCCAGGGCCGCCGGGCCCTATTGCCGCCGGATCGACCAGGTAGTCATTGAGCCGTTTCAGTTCGGCCGTGTTTTCCATCATGTATTTGTTACGGGTGCGATCGCCGCCACCCTCGCCGCGCTGGTCCTCGATGTTGGTCGACATGGGCGCATCACGGAGAAAGTCGTCGAGGTCGCCGCCACCGCCGCCCAACAGCCAATTGGGTGAAGCCGGCGTCGATCGCTGACTGGGCGGCAATCCGAACGGGTGGGTCTCCCGCCATTTCAGCAACTCCTGCCGCGCTTTTTCCTTTTCTGCCTGATCGGTCTTTTCCTGCGCCTTTTGCTCCGGGGGTTTGGCCGCCTCGGTCGCGGCGGCGGCCGCGTCTTCGTCCTCCTTTTTCTTGCGTATCATCTCCAGGAATTGTTCTTCTGTACGCTTGCGGCTCGCGTCGCTGAACGGGTTTAGATAGGTGACCAACCCCTCGCGTTTAATGAATTCGAGAGTATCCTTGATGGATTCGAGCGCGCTCTTGAGTGCTTTGGCTCCCTTAACGACCACGCCGTCCTCGGCAAACGCCGAGTCGTTCATCAGTTTCTCGATCTCGCCCCACTCGCGTTTGATCTCGCCGACGAGGTTTGCATACTTTTCCAAATTCTCATTGCGCTCTTTCTCTAGCTTGCGCTGCTCTTCGGTGAGCTCTTTCAGTTCGCCGGCCTGGGAAAGTGTCCGGCTGTAGCCGAGCTCTTGTTCGAAGCGCGACCGTTCGCCCGCAGCCCGCTCCGGGCTCTCGCCGCGCTTGAGCGCATTCTGCTCGATGTTGATCCCGGCTTGGCGGACAGCATTGAGCTTTGCCACCGCCCCCTGCGCGTCGTTGATCTGCTTGAGCACCTTCTCCATTTCGGGCACTGCGCCCGGCATCACGTCCTTCAAGATTTGGTGCCGCAGGACGGGATTGCGCTGAAGCTCGCCCATCTTGTCCATAAACTGGGTGATGGCGCCGAGCGACTGATCCGCGGCCACGCCGGCGACTTCAAGTTGCTCCTGAATGTTGCGCAGCGTCTCGGGCGGTATGCCGAACGCGCGCGCGGCCTGGTTTACGGCGCGCACCTTGTCGGCATACTCACCCATATCCTTGATTGACTGGGCAAGCTCGTAGCCAAGAATCGCGAACCCGCCGGCAGCGCCGAGCGCACCGAGCCGCATCATTCCCAGGGCTTTGTAGACTTCGCCCGCGTCGCCGGTGACCTTTTTCATGACACCGGAAAGTTCAGCGTTCTCTTTCTTGAACTTCTCGGCCGCCCCCTTGCCCGGTCCCTCGGTCAGTTCCTTGAACTCGCCTTTCAACTTGGTCAGCCCGCCCGACGCATTGTCGACCAGGGTGACGGTCAGGCGCAGTTCTTCGCGTTCGGTCGCCATCAGTTAGTCATCGCTGGTTGCTGGTTGTTGGCGGCGGATATATTGCGCCGTCCGATGCGCATGCAGAAGGACCTCGTCCATCGGCATGTTCAGAAACACTTCGGGCGAAACGCCATAGTGACCAGCGAGCCGGTAGCAATCGAGGATGATCTCTTCCTCGTCGCCTACCAGGCCGCCGGTTCTGGCAGAAAAAAACGCCGAATCCTGTAGGCACAGCTATTCCAGTCGCGCGGGTCCATCTCTTCGATGAACGGCGGCAGGATGTTGGTGAGCGCCGCAATCATGTAGGTCATTTTGCGCTCTTCGATGAGCACTTCACCATCCGAGTTGATGCGGCACGGATTGCCATAACGGTTGATGTCGCCCGCGCGCGGCTCGCGCATGGTGACTTGTCGCACTTCCGCGCCGGTGTTGTTGCGGATCGGCTTGTGCAACAGATTGACGACGACCGGCCACTCCCGTTCGATGGTGTCGTCCGGTTTCTCAGCCGGCGATGGCTCGATCGTCGGTGGCGGCATGGCGCGCCTTGAGCCAACAGGCGGCGCCGCTGCAGGCGCGCTGGGCTGCGGCGCCTGCGCCTCGTGGAGCACAAACCCCTCGGGTGCTGGTTTGACGTTCACAACGAGATCTCCTGACACGTTACGCCTTCCCAGCGGACCCGCACCTGGCCGTCGCGGGTCTGGTTCTCAAAACCGCCTTTGCAGGTCGCCTGCGTCAGAATGTATTGCATCTGATTTGCAAGCTGCGCGACGACTGTGACGTTGGTATCGGCCAGGAGGGCTTCCAGATACATGCCCGGCATGGTCGATAAGTCGCCTTCGATGTAGGGCACGCGCGGCAATTCTTGATAGCCATGCACGCCGTCCTGGCCGGCGAGCATGGTGCGCTCGACCGGCGACGGGCTAACGACAAAATTGCCGCGCAGTGACATTTGAATTTGCCCCACTGTTAGGAAGGCAACTCCCGCGATTCGTTGAGCCATGGATTAGTCCTTTCTGCGCTGGTGTTGGGGTGGATGCTACGCGCCGGACGCGGCGTTGAACGGCGGTGCCGCCGGGCCGATGATTTGCGCGTCGAGGCCGCGGTCGTATTGCAAACGAAACTGCGCGAGCACAGCGAACTCGCGCAGTTGGTTGATGAAGTCCGGTGGGTAAAGGACATTGACGCGGTTCGGGTCGTTCGGGTCGCGCTCGACCAGAAGGTGGGCCTTGAAGTTCGCCAAGTCCTCGACCAGGCCGTTATACATATCGAGTTGGTATTGCGCGATGAGCTCGGCCTTGATGACGCCGGGCGTGACGATGGCCTGGCCCGGGCCAAACTTGGTGCCGTCGTTCGCCAGCTTGTGGCGCGGGAATTTTGTCGTGATGACATGCCTCTGATTGCGCAGGAGCGCCGCCAGCGTCGCCAGCGTCGTCATGAGCTCGTAAGCGTCGTCGGGCTGGCCGTAGAGGTTCAGTTGATATGTCGTCTGTTCTCGCGCGATCATCGGCTGGTTGTCAGAACCGATTTTTTGGGTAGCGAGTCCGTTCGACGCCAGCGAGTTGAGATCAACGAAGTCGAACCGCTGATGCACCGGCGCCGCCTTGATCTGATTGAGCGAGAGCGATTGCAGCGGGCGCGCAGGGTCATTGATGAAGGCGCGTTGTGCCTTCGCGGCATAGGCGGCGGCCCATTCGAAACAGGGCGAAGGGCTCGCCATTTCGAACGCCATGACCGACTCGACCGGCGAGTTATTGCCCTCGCCGAACAAGATCAGGTCGGCATAATCGCCACGCTTGGCCGAGATCACATGACCGAATAGCTGGCGCTGCCAACCCCACCGGCCTTGGTCGGTGAAGCCGTATTCCTGGTCCCAGTCGAACAGCGACGAACTGTCGGTGTAAGGCATCGCCACGTACTCGAACGGCTCTTCGCCGATGTTGAGAATGGCCGTGGTGAAGTCGGGCACGCCGGTGCCGCCCGTCAGAAAGCCGCTCACCGGCACCGTAATGCCGAGCCCGAACGGCGTCTGCTCACCGCCGCGGCTGCCGTAGTAGTTGAGCGAGACGCTAATGTCGTTGGCGTTCACACCCTTGAACACCGAGGTCAGCGTGATCGCACCCGCGATGGCGTGCGCGGTCACCGGCAAA